ACCAAACTTACAAATGTTGGTGAAGGATTAAAAGTACTCACAGGACCAATCATGGATCTTGCTAAAGGTGGTATTGTTGCAAACTTTATTGGAACAGGAGCATTTACTAATCTAGCAAATGGTATTAAAGAGTTTGAAGGTATTAATCCAGCTAACTTACACGCGGTAGGACCTGCACTAACAAGTTTACACAAAGGTATGAGTGCATTTACAGGAGATGGTGTACTTGACAGCATTGGTAAAGCATTAGGAAGTTTATTTGGTGGAAGCTCAGGAAGTATTAGTGATTTAGCAAAAGATGTTAAAGAATTTGCTGACGTTGATGCCGCAGGATTGAAAAATATTGGAGATGGCTTACAGGGTATTGCTAACTTTATTGAAGCAATGGACGGAGCCAATTTAAAATCCGTTTCCAAATCACTTTCAGAACTAACAAAACAGCTAATGAAATACCAAGAAGAATACAGTAAAATGGATTCAGAAACCAAAGCAAATCTTGTTAGTAACTTTACAAGTTTTGGTGAAGGCCAGAAGGGTGCCGCAGACAAGTTAGATCAGTTAAATAGTAGTGTACAAATGATGCTCGTTGAACTGAGAAAACAAACAAGAAGCGGTCAAACAGTAGCAGATGCGTCGATATAAGGATAATTTATGAGTTGGAAAAGATATTTTAATACAGTAGATACCGACCAAGGCGGAACAGGAAACTACTCACCGTTGGGCGGAAATGCTAACAGTGGTATGGGTCCGGCTCAAGCTAACTATTCTTCTTATCTACCAGATGTATATGTAGGTAGTCCAAATCGTGTTGAACGTTATGGACAATATAACACTATGGATTTAGATTCAGAAGTAAACGCCGCACTAGACATCTTAGCAGAATTTACAAGTCAAAAGAATAAATCAAATCAATCACCATTTGTAATTGATTATAAACAAGACGCAACAAACTCAGAAGTACAAACACTTAAATTATACCTACAACAATGGTGTAAGATACAAAATTTTGAAACAAAAATGTTTCGTATACTACGTAACGTTTTTAAATATGGTGATGCTTTTTTCATTAGAGATCCTGAAACTAAACGTTGGTTCCACGTTGATCCAGCAAACGTTTCACGTATCATTGTAAATGAATCACAAGGTAAAACACCAGAACAATACATTGTTAAAAATGTAAACTTAAACTTCAAAGATGCAGTAGCAACTACTCCACATCAAACAAACGGTAACGTTACAGGTGGCGGAGATGGATACTTGACAGGTTCAGTACGTGGACAAGTAGGTGCTCCTAACCAATCAATGAGTGGCGGACGTTTCCAAAAAGACACAATGGAAATTGCCGTTAGTGCAGAGAACATGGTACATCTAAGTTTAAGTGAAGGACTTGATAATAACTTTCCATTTGGTAACAGCTTATTAGAAAGTATATTTAAAGTATACAAACAAAAAGAATTACTTGAAGATGCAATTATAATTTATCGTGTACAAAGAGCACCAGAACGTAGAGTATTTTACGTTGACGTGGGTAATATGCCATCACACTTGGCAATGCAATTTGTAGAACGTGTTAAAACAGACATACACCAAAGACGTATACCTAGTGCAACAGGTGGAGGACAAAACGTTATTGATAGTGCATACAATCCATTATCTATTAACGAAGACTACTTCTTTCCACAAACAGCAGAAGGTAGAGGATCTAAGGTTGAAACATTACCAGGCGGAACTAATCTAGGAGAGATTGATGATCTTAAATACTTTACTAATAAGTTGGTACGTGGTTTGCGTATTCCTAGTTCTTATCTTCCTACAGGGCCTGACGATGGTGCTACTCAATTCCAAGATGGGCGAGTGGGTACTGCGTACATTCAAGAATTAAGATTCAACACATATTGTGAAAGACTACAAAATTTAGTAGTAGAACAATTTAGTCAAGAGTTTAAACGTTACTTGTTAGAAAAAGGTATCAACATTGATACTGCTATGTTTGACTTAAGATTCCAACCACCACAAAACTTTGCAAGTTACAGACAAAGTGAAATTGATAATGCAAGAGTACCAACGTATACACAAATGAGTGCTATACCTTATATCTCAAACAGATTTGCATTAAAACGTTTCTTAGGTATGACAGAAGAAGAAATTGCAGACAACGAACGTATGTGGCGTGAAGAGAATGATGAGAATATTACTCCACCACCAACTGATGCCGCAGGCGAATTAAGAGGTGCAGGCATTTCAAGTGCAGGTATGTCAGCAGACTTGGCAGGAGATGGAGCAGGTGAAGACATGGCACCAGCAGGTGAAGACGCACCAGCACCAGTAGACGGCGGAACAGCACCACCACCAGATACAGCAACAGGCGGAGGGGCACCAGGCGGTACAGGTCAGACGCCTCCAGCATAAATACTAACATGATACTACGTGAACTATTTTATTTTGACAAAGAAACATTGGAGCCTACAGAAGATAAAGGTTACGATCCAAGTTATGATGACTCTATTGTCACAAAAGACGATACACGTAAGACTAGACTAACACTACGTCAGATTAACAAAATTCGTAAAGCAAGTGAGCTACATAAAGAAGAGCAACAAAAAGAATTGCACTTTGTTAGACAAATGTACGGCTTGGCCGCTAACGCAGAAGAAGGCGCAGTTTAACTTTACGAGGAATTAAATGTCCATAGCCTTTGTAATAGGTAACGGAAAATCAAGAACCCCAATACCATTAGAAGCACTTAGACCATACGGCAAGATATATGCCTGTAACGCAGTTTACAGAGACTTCGAGCCCGATTACTTGGTTGCTGTTGATACTAAGATGGTCAGCGAACTAAACAAGTGCAAGTGGCAATTGAACCACGAAGTGTGGACCAACCCTAACAAGATGTACGAAAGCTACCATAAATTTAACTATTTTAAGGAGCCTTTAGGTTGGAGCAGTGGACCTACAGCATTGTGGTTAGCAACATATGGCGACGAAAACAATCCTAGATTACACGATTATGATACAATATACATCTTAGGCTTTGATTTTCAAGGTACAGATGCACAAGAACACAATGGCGAGGGCGGACTTATTAATAACATATATGCAGATACGCAAAATTATAAAAAATCCATAGACCCTGCTACATATCACGGTAACTGGGCCAGACAGACTGGTATAGTTTGTCAGAAAAATCCTCAAAAGAGATATATAAGAGTAGTACAGAACAAAGAGGATTATTGCCCCGACAACTTAACGCAGTTAACCAACTTTAAACACGTTACAGTGGCAGAATTCATGTATAACTTTAAGATTTTACAATCTTAATGTAAAACCGGCGTAAAAACGCCTATATCTACGTACTTTTCTTCTAATACCATAAATACAAGTGACAGCCTTACCATATCTAAACAATAGGAGAAAAGAAATGGCAAACCAATCTAAATTTGAAGCGATGCTTGAAAAGTTAATCGCTGAAGACAAAGCGGGTGCTGAAGAACTGTTTCACGAAATAGTTGTTGAGAAATCACGCGATATATACGAAAATCTATTAGCAGACGACACAGCTGAAGTTGAAGTAGACGAAACAGCTAAAGAAGATGCTAAAGAAGAAGACAAAGTTGACGAAAAAGCAGACGCTAAAGACGAAGACAAAGTTGAAGAAGCATCAGAAGACGATGCTGATGACAAAGTTGAAGAAAAAGCTGATGCTGATAAAGACGAAGACGTTAAAGAAGCTACTGACGAAGACGAAAAAACTGATGAAGCTACTGAAGAAAAAGACGAAAACGTTGAAGAAAACTTTGCAGACCAAATTACACCAGAAGGTGATGATGACATGGGTGGCGATGCCGCTGATGACATGATTGCTGACATCGAAGACGGTGAAGGTGAAGAAGATAAAGGCGACGACGAAGACTTAGAAGACAGAGTTGTTGACCTAGAAGATGCTCTTGATGATCTTAAAGCTGAATTTGACGGCATGATGTCCGACAAAGACGGTGACGAAGACAAAGGCGAAGATGACATGGAAATGGACATGGACGCTGGCGACGACGAAGGTGACGAAGAGAAGGAAGACGAAGCAGTTGATATGATTGCTCCGGAAGCCGACCTTGAGCAACCAGTTGCGTTTGAAAATGCTGATAAACCAGTACAATCAAGCACAGAACTAATGAGAGAATATGTAACTAAAGTATCAGAGCCAAAAGGCGATTCAGGTACAGACGGAACTAAATCTCCAGTAGCTGGTAAAAACGACATGGGCGGAGACGCTAGTAACTTGGTCAAAGGTGGCGAAGAAACTGGTGGCAAAGCTGGTGCTCCTAAAGAAGATTCAGCTGGTAACGTAAACGTTCCAGGTGGAAAAGCAAGTAAGAGTATGTCGAAAGACTCAAAAGGCCATGGCGCTGAGAAAAAAGGCGCAGGCGAAACAGGAACTGATGGTAAATCAATCATTGGTTCTTAATAGTTGTTGTTAAGGAGATATTAAGTGATAAACTTAAGAGAGAATTTGACATTCGACCAAGCTAAATTGGTCCTTGAGACTACTGAAAACGACAAGGGTGGAAAAGACCTTTATATGAAGGGAATTTGTATCCAAGGCGGAGTAAAAAACGCTAATCAGCGAGTTTACCCTGTTACCGAGATAGGTAGAGCTGTCAACACTCTTAACGATCAAATTACGGGAGGATATTCAGTTCTCGGCGAAGTTGATCACCCAGAAGGACTTAACATAAACTTAGACCGTGTAAGCCATATGATCACAGAAATGTGGATGGATGGACCAAACGGTTACGGGAAACTTAAAGTATTACCTACGCCAATGGGACAGCTAGTTAAAACAATGCTTGAAAGCGGAGTTAAACTAGGTGTTTCATCGCGTGGTAGCGGAAACGTTATGGAAGACGGTTCCGGACAAGTAAGCGATTATGAGATCATAACAGTCGATGTAGTTGCTCAACCCAGTGCTCCAGGTGCCTACCCGACACCAATATACGAGCATTTATTAAATGCCCGTGGGGGGTACAAGGCAATGGAAATAGCACGAGAGTTACAAGGCGACACAAAGGCGCAAAAGTATTTGAAGGAATCTTTAATGAACATCATTAAAGGCCTCCAGTAATAAGGAGAAATAATATGTTGGAAGCACTGAAATCACTTTTTGAAAACAACGCAATTTCGGAAGAAATCAGAGCAGACATCCAAGAAGCATGGGACAAGCAAGTGAGTGAAAACAAACTTACTGTCACTGCTGAACTTCGTGAAGAGTTCGCATCTAAATACGAACATGATAAAGCTACTATGGTTGAAGCAATTGATACTATGGTTTCTGAAAAACTTAACGAAGAAATTTCCGAGTTCGCTGAAGATAGAAAACAATTAGCAGAAGCTAGAGCCAAATATGCTGTAGCGATGCGTGAAAACGCAGGACTGTTAAAAGGTTTTGTATTCGAACAGTTGAAGAAGGAAGTGGGTGAACTACATGAAGACCAAAAAGTTATGTCTGATAAATTTGGAAAACTTGAGGAATTTGTTGTAGAAGCTCTAGCTAAAGAAATCGCAGAGTTCCACGAAGATAAAAAAGACTTGGCTGAAACTAAAGTAAGATTAGTACGTGAAGCCAAAGAACATTTAACAAAAGTACGTAAGTCTTTTGTTGAGAAAAGTGCGAAGATCGTATCCGAAGGAGTATCCAAGAAACTTAATAAAGAGATTGGACAACTTAAAGAAGATATTGATTCAGCACGTAAAAACGATTTTGGTCGCAAAATTTTCGAAACGTTCGCAGGCGAGTATGCTAACAGCTACTTGAATGAGAAGTCAGAAACAGCAAAACTTTTAAAAGTTGTGGAGTTGAAAGACAAAGCAGTTGCAGAAGCTAAAGCTGAAGCTGAAGAAGTTAAGAAAATTGTTGAGAGTAAAGACGCAGAAATTGTAAAAGTTTCTGATGCGGCTAAACGCAAAGAAGTAATGCACGAATTGACTGGACCTTTGAGCAAGGACCAGCGTGAGATTATGGTAGACTTACTGGAAAATATACAAACAAGCAAACTGCAAAGTGCGTTTGATAAGTATATTCCGGCGGTAATAGACGGTAAAACTCCAGCGAAGAAGAAGGCTACTCTTACAGAGTCCGAGGCAAAAGAAATCACAGGCAATAAAGAATCTAACGTTAGTAGAGTAAGTCAAGAAGAGAATAATAATATTATTCATATTCAAAAACTTGCTGGATTGAAATAAGGAGAAAACAATGTCACAACTACTAGAAAGTCGCTGGCAGGATACCAAAACTGCACTTTTAGAAGGCCTTAACGGCAATAAAAAGGCTGTAATGGCAAGTACTCTAGAAAACACACGCAAGTGGTTAAATGAGACTGCTACAGCTGGTTCTACAAGCGCCGGTAATGTTGCAACTCTAAATAGAGTTATTCTACCAGTAATCAGACGTGTCATGCCGACTGTAATAGCCAACGAATTAGTTGGTGTACAGCCGATGACAGGTCCAGTGGGTCAAATCCACACATTAAGAGTACGTTACGCTGATTCGTCAGATGGTAACGAAGTTGGTGAAGAAGCATTATCACCATTTAAGATCGCGGCGGCATACTCAGGTAACGCCACTGACGCAACACCAAAAGGATCTGCTACAGCGGCTCTTGAAGGTGCGGCTGGAAAGAGAATGTCTATCCAGATCTTAAAGCAAACAGTCGAAGCAAAAACCAGAAAGCTATCAGCAAGATGGACTTTTGAAGCGGCTCAGGATGCTCAAGCACAGCAAGGCATCGATATTGAAGCAGAAATTATGGCGGCATTAGCCCAAGAAATTACTGCTGAGATCGATCAAGAAGTATTAGCTTCTTTGAGAGCTTTGGCTGGTACGCAAAACCAACAAGCATACGACCAGAACGCTGTAAGCGGTACTGCAACATTCGTAGGTGATGAACACGCGGCTTTGGCTGTGATGATCAACCGTGTTGCTAACAATATCGCACAGAGAACTAGACGTGGTGCTGGTAACTATGCTGTGGTTTCACCACACGCATTAACTATCCTACAATCTGCTACAACTTCAGCGTTCGCAAGAACAACTGAAGGTGCATTTGAGGCTCCAACTAATACTAAAATGGTTGGTACTTTGAATAGTGCTATGAAAGTATATGTTGATTCATATGCAAACGATAGTACAAGCATACTTGTAGGTTACAAAGGTTCAAGTGAATCAGACGCTCCAGCGTTCTACTGCCCATACATTCCTTTAATGTCAAGCGGTGTAGTACTGGATCCTGCAACTTTTGAACCAGTAGTTAGCTTTATGACAAGATACGGTTATGTTGAGTTAAACAACACAGCATCATCTCTTGGTAATGCGGCAGACTACTTAGGTACAGTTACTATTGCAAACGTAACATTTAGCTAATCCATAGGGTTAGTTACTTAATGTAACAAAGTATTAGAAAGGCCCTTCGGGGCCTTTCTTTTTGACTAAATATTTGTACAACGTTCAGCCGATATAGGCCGGAAGTAAGCATCTAAGCTGAAGGAACGCACTTAACTGTAAAAAGGAGAGTGTAATGAACAGATACGATTACCTACTTAAATCATACCGTGAGCAGAAAATGAGAGAACGCAAGGAGAAGATCCTTATGAAATCTCGTACTGAAGTTAACGTGAATGGAAATGGTACATCTGGATATACTGTTACAACTGGACCAAGCAAAGGTAAAGTTTTAAAGCATATATCGATTAATCACGATAATAAGTAGATTTTGGTAAACTTTCTTATTGACTTTTTTAGGAAAGTTTGCTATATTAGTAACATAAGCATTAGTAGAGTAATTAACTACTAATTATAGTGCAAGGAAGAGGCCTTTACCAGAAGGGTCGAACTTGACTAACCAGGGGTGGTACCCAGGCTTTACCCGGAAAACGGAGGGAGTCACATCGAAGTCACTTTCGGGGTTAGGTTGTGCGTATTAGAATGGTATTCGGGTACGTGCTTGTAGGTGTAACCAAGTCCTACCTATTTTGCTTATACTTTCCTTTACCCATTCCCTAAACTTTGATAAATACTTGTGTCTATAAAGCGAGCCGCAAAATACGGCGGACTTATGCGGACATAACCGCGTAGACCTAGAACGTCAAGGAGAAAAAAATGGGAAGACCAATTAATAAAAGATTTTTCGGAACACCAACAGCTGGTGGAAACGAAATAAAAGTAGACTTTCATAATGGCACAGCCGTTAAAGAAGGTTATATCGTAAAACAAAAAGGTTCAAAGAAATTTGTTTGTGAAGAAATCGGAACAGCAGGTGAATTTACTTGTACACTAACAACAGGTAAACTTGCAAGTGCTTTAGCGGCAGGCGAAATGGCCATTACGGTAAAAGGTGACGATAACGAAACTTATCAAATCTCTAAAATCGCAGGTAGAAAAGCTACAGTGATTGCACCAGATGGTACAGGATCAAATGCACTATCAGGAACATCATTAGCTTGGACATTTACAGCATCTGGCTCAGATGGAGCGGCGCAGATCGAAGAAGCAGGTGATGATAACACATTATCAGGTACTGACGACGACGATTTCAGTAATGCGTAATTAATTTGTTTGTGGGGGCTTTGGTCCCCACAACAGTTTAAGGAAATTTAGATGGCAAAGAATGTAGTAACAGACGGCGATTATAGAATCAAAACAGCAGATTCAGGTACAATCTACTTGGACACAGGTAATCAGATTGGTCAAGTTTACTTGACAGGTAATCTTGTTGTTAAAGGAACTACAACGCAAGTTGATGCAACAGACCTTGCTTTAAAAGATAATATTATTGAAGTTAACTCAGGAGAACAGGGTGCAGGTGTTACACTTGGTACTGCTGGTATTCAAGTTGACAGAGGTAGTAAAGTAGATACACAATTTGTTTTTGATGAAAGTGTAAGTTGGAACGATCCAGTAACACAAACAATTAAACAAGGTGGATTTAAATTAAGAGATACCAATGGTGGTAACATTGGATTAGAAGTTAGAAGTATTTCAACAGGTGGTGGAGACTTATACTTAATTAATGCTGGTACAGGTGTTGTTAGTGTAAGTGGAACTAACCAATACGAAAATCAAATTACAGACGACGATCATATTCCTAATAAAAAATATGTTGACGTTGCTATTGCGGCTCAGGTCGCCGCGGCTGACTTCCAAAAGATTAGAGATGGTGTTTCAAGTTATACACAGATGGTTGTTGCAGACTTTGAAACAACAGGACAAACTAGTGTAGCATCAATAACAGTTGAAGGTGTTACAACTGCTAATTTTTACGACAATAGAACAGAATTACACGATATAAGAATTGACGGTACAACAATTAGTACTACAAATTCTGGAAGTGATTTAAGATTATCAGCACCAGGAACAGGCTCAGTAGTAATTGATGACCAATTACAAATTTTAACTACACCTAGCCCAGATGACGGTTCAGTAGATCCAGCACAACCAACAGATGGTTTGAAGATTTATACCAAGACTCAGGGAGTAGGTAAAACAGGCTTATATTATGTAAATAGTAATAATGTAAGAGACGAACTAATTAGTAAAAACAGATCATTGCTTTTAAGCATGATTTTTTAAGGATAGAAAATGGCAATAGCACAAGCGGCAATAGGAAATACGGACACAGTGGTACTAACAGTACCAGCAAGTACGTCTTATGCGATTACAACTGTTATGGTGTGTAACCATGCAGGTTATAATAGCGGCGGAACTAACGATACGTCATTTGATTTACACTTTGTAAAGAGTGGACAAGCAAAGTCTACAACTAACATGGTTGTAAAGGAAATGCCAGTACCAGGTGGAGAAACATTTACATTTGATACTGAAAAAGTTATCTTAGAAGCAGGCGATAAAGTAACTGTATTAAGTCAAGCACCGTTGAACTTGAGTATAACTGTAAGTTATTTAGAGGTATAGTAAATGAGATTCCTACGTAGACAATCAACAAATGCTCGTGGCCTTTACGGACAAGATGATATCCGTAGAGATATTAACGGACAGATTGTACTTGACAGCAAAGACATGATGATGGTTCCTAAGGGAACAGCGGCTGACAAGATTACTACACCAGCTAACGGCCATATGAGATATAACACAGATACAAATGTGTTTGAAAACTACCAAGGTGGTAGTTGGGCACCTATTAGAAGATTTGAACCAGCAACTATTGTTATGCAAAGTTTAGGCAACGGTAATGACGTTGAAACTAAATTTGGTCCATTAAACAATGGCGACACTTATAACCCTGCTCCGGCGGCGGCACAAAATTTAATCGTACTTGTTGAAAACGTATTTCAACTTCCAACAACAAACTATACTCTAGAACAAAACCCAGGCGGTTATGCGGCAGGTTGGTATGTGGTATTTGGTACAGCAGTACCTACAGGAAAACCAGTTACAGTTCTACACAACTTTGACAAATAATGTCCGACAACGGTATTTCACACTTAACATACAAAAGACAAAGACAAGAAGCAAAGTTAAAACTTGCGGCTGATAAACGTGCGGCAACAGGCAAAAGATCTACACTTAAAAAAGGTGATATGCCTACACTATATACACCAAGCAATAACGACTCTGGTAAACTAAAAGAAATCACAACAGGAACTTTAAAAACTGGCCGTCCTTGGACATAATTTTCCGATAAATATAATTATAGGAGGGTAATATGTCCCAAGTAGCACGTATATCAGGTCCGCTATTAGCGGCTAATCTAGTAAGAACACAGGCAAACCTTGCGTTTGAAACTGACCTTCTATACATTGGACATCTAAATGATCGTATTGGTATTAAGACTTCTAGTCCTAGTGCTGAACTAAACATTAACGGTCAGATACACACCCCTAACATTTATAACGATCGCTTAACAGGTGGTAATCTAGAAGTTAACACCAACGGAGTTAGATCTATTGTAGGAGATATTATTTTAAATTCTCCTGGTATAGTTCATGCAGAAAAATTAAAAACAGAGAACTTACAGTTTGATACACGAATAATAAGTTCAATGGCAAACAATGATGATATTGTTTTTGATCCTAACCAAAGCGGTAAGGTACATTTCTTAAAAAATACAAAAGTAACAGGTAACGTTAATGCAACAGGTAACGTTGTTATTCCAGGTAACGTAACAGTAGGTGGTAACTTTGACATAGGTAACCAAGCAACTGATACAGTTGACTTTGACTTTGTTAGATTCCAACAAGACTTGGTTCCAAACAGAACAGAAGATTTATTAAATCTAGGAAGTACCACAAAACGTTGGAATGATATTAATTCAGGTATGGCAGATATCGGTGATATAAACATTGATACTAACGTTATAACTACAAAATCTTTCAATGCTAATATGTACATTAGACCATCAGGCACTGGTGCTATTGTAGTTGAGGATTTACGTTTTAGTGCAAATGTTTTAAGTAGCACAGGATCAAATGATATAGTATTACAGCCAGGTGGAAATGATATAGGCATTACGGCAACAGGTGCTTTGAAAGTTCCAGCAGGTACAGAAGCACAAAGACCAAGTACTGCAAATGATGTGCGTTATAATACAACTACAAATTTCTTTGAATTATTTTCAACTGCATATACACCTTTGAGAGGTATATGGAGTGAAGATAGAAACACTTATGTATTAGCAAACAATGATAACAGCTTTAGCTTTGTTACTAATTCTGCAACAAATACTACACTTACAGACCAAGGATTAGTTACAAACAAACTAATTTCACAGAGTAACGTTACTATTGATAATGCAAATATTTCAAGTTCGGCGGCTAACCAGAACATTGTGTTTACAGCCAATGGAACAGGAACAGTTAATATAGGTGATTTAAAAATCAACGGAAACACTATTACAAACACAGGATCAGGAGATATGGTATTCAGTACCCTTGGCACTGATTTAGGAGTTGTACAATTCGGCGGAACTGGTGGATTTCAAATACCAGCAGGTGGTGTTACTGACAGACCTATTGGACAACTAGGTATGACCAGATACAATACTGTACTAAGATACTTAGAAACATGGGACGGAACTCAGTGGGCTAACGTGTCAGGTGCAGGTGATTCTGTAACCACAGAATATATGGAAGAATTAACTAATATCTATACCTTAGCACTAGGATAATTCCAAAAACGATAAATACTATTAACATAGAACAAGACCATCTGAAGGAGAGATACCCGAAGACGTTTTATGGGACAATACTGCGGTTAACCGGCAATGCAATCAGGTTAGAGGGACAGGATCCCCGTATTAGGAGAAACAAGTGGCTGTAGGTCGTATATCAGGTCCGCTTTTGAAGTCCAACCTTCTGCGTAATGGCGTGGATTTGGCATTTCAAACGGATTTACTTTATTTGGATGTTAGTAACAGTAGAATCGGTGTTAAGACTGCGACTCCTCAATACGACTTAGATATAAACGGCACTACAAGATCAACAGATTTAATTACAACAGGAACAGCATACGTAGGTAATGTTAGAATAAGTGGTAACACTATTGATTCAGTATCAGGTGATTTAAACTTAACAACTGTTGGCTCAGACAAAGTAACTTCATTAAAAACATTAGAAGTAGACGATTTAAGATTTGACACAAACGTTATTTCATCAACTGTATCAAATGCAGACATTGATATTATTCCAAACGGATCAGGTAAGGTTGATATACAAAGCGATTTAGCAGTTACAGGTAACATAGATATCACAGGAAATTTAGTTGCTGACGGTGACATTACAATTTCAGGTAACGTACAGATAGGTGATGATGATACTGATACTATTAGCATTACAGCAGGTATTACTTCAGACCTAAAACCAGACGCAAGTGCAGTATACAACTTAGGTACTCCAACTAAAAAGTGGAATAGCATACACGCATCAGCGGCCTACATTGATGATTTACAAATAGATACAAACGTAATACAAAACACGGTATCAAACGCAGACTTAGAATTAAGAACAAACGGATCAGGATATATTATTGTTGACGACTTCTTAATGAAGGCAAACAGATTAGAAACTGCATCTTCGGACATGGTGTTTAATCCAGGTAGCGGTGTTGTTAACGTTAATGCTACGGGCTCAGTAAGAATACCAGCAGGTACAACAGCTCAAAGACCAAGTGTACCAGCAATTGGTATGATACGTTACAACACAACTACTGCAAAGTTTGAAGGTTATGATGGTAACTGGATTGTGTTAACAGGTGTGTATGATTTAGATGCTGACACATATATTACAGCAGAATTAACACCTGGTGCAAATGATAATACTATTAGATTTTACTCAAACGGTAATCAAATTGCTAGTATTACAGAAACAGAATTTAATGTATCTAAATTAAACGTAGATAGCATACAGATTGACGGAAATACTATTAGTACAACTACTGCGGATACGGATTTAAACCTAATTCCGAACGGTACAGGCGGTGTACAAATAGACAATTTCAATATCAGCGGAAGTACTATAAATAACACTAGTAGCGGTGCTACAAGTGTGTTAGACCCAGGTACTGGATTCTTTAAAATTGAAGGTACAGATGCATTTATAGTTCCAGCTGGTACAGGTTCTCAACGTCACCCAAGTCCTGTTTTAGGAATGACACGTTGGAACACAACAGATGGAAGACTAGAAATATATGATGGGACAGTATGGGACACAGTTGCAGGTAGTTCTGGAGCAGTTTCTCAAACAGATGCACAAAACATCGCGTTAGAATTAGTATTGAGTTTAGGATAATAGAATGGCAACGTTTTTTAGAAATAAGATAGTAAAGAGTGTAGGACTAGTACCGGTAGAGATTATCGAAGTACCTGCAGGTTCTAAAGTTACTGCTATTGGTTTATCTGTGGCAAACTTATTAGATGGTAATACAAGAGTTAGTATTACTATTAAAGATGATACATCAGTTACTGGATTTTATGTTAAAGATGTTATGATTGCTCCGAATGCCAGTTTACGTGCAATCAACGGTGGTGAAAAATTAGTTTTACCGGCGGCAAATATAGTTTATGTTACAGCAGATCAAAATGATGCTGTTGATGTAATCTTAAGTTATGTGGAGATTGTATAATGAGTTTTAATTACGTAGGACAAGCACCATTAAGCGGTGATTCAGGCGAACGTTATTTCTACGCATTACGTAGAGACGATGATGGACAAATGTTTATTCAAAAGGTAGACATGGCATCTCCAACAGACGAAGCACAGATTAACAGACCAGGTGGTACTGACGGTAACTATACAGAATTTCAATCAGGTGAAGACTTCTTTGAAGGTAGAAATCCAAACCACGTATTAGTTTTTGATAACTTACTTTACGAACAAATGCGTTGGGACGACAAGAACATTTACTATTACGTAAATGCAGAGGGCGAACTAGTTTTAAGAGTTAACACAAAATACGAATATGACAATGGTGTTTCAGGAGACCATTTAGTATTTGGAGCACCAGCAACAGGGTATAACGGATAATGGCACAATTTAATCTAGCACGAATAAGATATAACTGGAAAAACGTTTGGTTGCCAGGAGCAACGTACATCAAAGATGATATTGTACGTGAAGGTGGTAACGTTTATATTTGTATGGTTGGACACGTTTCCGATCAAACAAGTTTTTCAACAGATTTAAATGCAGTTCCAGGTAAGTGGTTAAAAAATGCAGAAGGTTATGCTTGGAGAGGCAACTGGGACGTAAACACAAGATTCAAAGTTGGTGACCTATTTAAATACAACGGTGTTGTATATAGAGTTTTAGAAGAACACGTTTCAGATCAATTAGCGTCAAACGGTATTAGCGAAGACTTAGGTAAATTAATTGGTTACGCAAAAACTCCTAACTGGAGAATTGATTGGACCAACTCAACACTTTACAAAGTTGATGACGTTGTTAAGTACGGTGGATTTTTATACCAATGTTTAGCAGAGCATACTTCTTCAACAACAGTTGCAGGACTAGAACAAGACAGTGATAAATGGGATATAGTTTCAAGAAGTGATGACTGGAAATTAGACTGGACAGTATCTAGTAGATATAAGAAAGATGATATTGTACGTTACGGTGGACTTATGTACAGATGTAACACAGGACACACATCTGCCTCGACAACTATATTAGGATTAGAACAAGATTTGGCCAAGTGGGATGTCATTTGGGAAGGTATTGTTTACAAGGGTGAATGGCAAAGTAACTTAGACTCGTCAGGTATTAGATATAGAATAGGTGACATTGTTAAGTATGGTCCAACACTATGGAAATGTAAAACATATCACAGTTCATTAACAGATTTCGACGAAGCAAAATTTGATATATGGATGCCTGGATTAGGTTATGAAGCTGTTTGGAATAATGCGGCAGTTTACCAACCAGGAGACATTGTAATATACGGAGGATACACTTATGTATCTATGACTAACAACACAGGAAGTCCTCCAAGTGTTACTGGTGTGTTCTATGAAGGCGAAAGTTTGCAAGGTTTATATGACTGGGAGTTAATGATTACCGGTTACCAAATGCAAGGTGAATGGGATTCAGGAGCAAATTATAAAACAGGTGATGTTGTTAGAAACAAAGGTTTTGTTTATATTGCTGTACAAGATAGTACTAACCAACAACCAGATGCATTAGATCCAGAGTTTAGAGGATATTACGATCCAGGTTCAACTAGATCCACAGAAGGTGGAATTAGTATGTACTGGCAACTTCTAATTACAGGAACATATTACAGAGGAGAATGGTTTGCGGCACAGGCATACGTGCTTGGAGATATTGTTGTACACAAATCAACTTCTTACAAATGTATACAAGCACACGCAGGTGATGATTCAACTCTTGTTACTCCAGATCAAGATACAACAAACAGTTACTGGATAACACTAGCACAAGGTAATCCAAACAACGTAACACAATACAGAGGTGATTTAAGAACACACGATGGTACCAACCATGATAAATTATCTATTGGAAGTCCAGGACAAGCATTAAAAGTTGTTAGTGGAGTACCAGCTTGGGAACGACTAGGTGAAGTTAACAAGGTTTACTATGTTGCAACAAACGGTAAAGATGATACAGGATTTGGTTTAACAATTTCGGCTCCATTTGCTTCAGTAAAATATGCTACACAATATATTTTACAAGATGAGGCCAACAGAGCTCCAGCTACAATTTTTGTAGCAACAGGACTTTATGAGGAAATTACTCCTATACAAGTTCCGGCAGGTGTTGCTATTGTTGGAGATGAATTAAGAAGTACAACTATACAACCTCAAGTAGGTTACGAAACTAACGATATGTTTAGAGTTAGAAATGGTTGTGGAATAAGAAACATGACACTACAAGGTATGAGTGGTGTACTAGGAAGTGTAGACAACTATGGTGCACAGGTTCCTAACACAGGTGCTTACGTGGCACTTGATCCAGGATCAGGACCAGCAGACACTAGTGTATGGATTACAAACAAATCAACTTATGTACAAAACGTTACAACAATAGGTACAGCCTGTATAGGAATGAAAGTTGATGGTGCGTTACACAACGGTGGTAATAAATCAATCGTAGCTAACGACTTTACACAGGTAATAAGTGACGGTATTGGTATGTGGTGTAATGCAGATGGTAAATCAGAGCTTGTATCTGTGTTTACATATTTTGCACACATAGGTTATTATTGTACAGCAGGTGGTAAGATACGTGCTACTAACGGTAACAACTCATATGGAAAATACGGATCATTTGCAGAAGGTGAATTTTCAGGAGAAACACCTATTACTGCTACACTTAATAACAAATACTATGATGCAGAAGCACCAGTTGTTTATAACAACGCAAACCAAATCTTTGGATTAGGATTTACACACGCAGGTGAGCATTATGATGATGCTACATTTACAATTACTGGTTCAGGATCAGGTGTAGATGTTGATAACGATTTTATTGAACAACGTAACGCAAGTATTTCTCAAATAAGAATGATGGATCCAGGTGATTCAAGTTTACCAGGTGGTAGAGGACACGTAACAGGTGTAAGAAACTCTGGACAAGGCGGATCAAACTTAGATATTACTATTGCAAACTCAGACGCAGAAACAAGTGCGGCAAAATATGTAGGTAGAGCTATACTTACAGTAAACAATGTTTCAGGAGCAGATGCAACTAGAGTAGGTAACCCTTTAGATGCACCTTACACTTATACAAACGTTCCGGGTACATCAAACAATCCATTTGCAAATGTTTCATTAATGAGATTTACTATTGTTGTTGATTCTGGCGGTACTTGTACAGTTACAGCAACCAACGGTGGAGACAGTTTTAGAGTTGGTGACATAATTACAGTTGCTGACCTAGACATTGGTAACTTTGGTGGAGTACCATTAACATTTGATGTTGCTACTATTAGTAAGTCAATGCAGATCTTTATTGAAGAAGGTAAAGGTGTTGGCCAGTATGGAATTATAGATGAATATTTCCCTGGTACTAAAAGATTAAATGTTATTAGAGCGTCAGATGGAAAACGTGGTTGGGACCATGTTGTTCCGGGTTGGCCAATTGAAACAAGTTTAGACGGTTCAACAACTTATAGAATTGAACCAAGAATTATAGCTGAAGATCCAACTTATCTTGCACAGGCAAATAACACAAACAACACAAATGTTTGGCAACCAGTTGCAGGTGGTACAGGAAGTACAATGGTAGCATTTCCAGGTAGTGGAACAGACCTTGCACTATACAGTGACGCAGGTGGATCAAGTTGGTCAGCGGCGGCAGTTGATGCAGGATTTGTAAGACCGACTTGTATGGTAAAATGTAAAGGTAAATTAAAATACTTTATTGCACTAGGTAATGGAGACAGAGCTAACTTGTCAACAGCAGGTACAGCCTGGGGATCACAACCATATCCAATTACACAACGTAACTGGGTAGACATAGCTGAAGGACCATTTAGTGACACATCACATACAGTAATTGCAATAGCAGATGACTCAGATGAATTAGCTGTATCAACAACAGACGGAACTACTTGGACTTATGTAACTTCAGGTATGGGAACAGGATTAAAACATATTAAATAT